AACTTATATCGTACGACATTGAAATTTGCGGCCATTCGATGATCATCGTGTCCACCACGTTGTGTGCTTCAACGGTTGCGGCAACGCCACTGTCAGGGAACGGCAGTTGCTTAGTGTGAACCAATGCAGTACCGGCTGGCATGAAACGGTGCGTAACGAGGTCAACCATTTTGCCGGTTGCTTCGTTCTGAATCGCCTGCACCAACGAACCGATTACAACGCCGTCAGAGCCGGTGTCGTAGTTCAGTCGGTAGGACGAGGTTGACGACGTGGTCTGAATTGCCTTAGCAACCGCACGACGAACCGCAGCAGTGGTGATGATTACGTCCGGGTCGGCCATCGTGCTGTTGAACAGCGAGATGAAGGCGTCTTGGAAGCAGTTGTCAGCCGTGCTTTGTGCGGCGATTGTGCCGTTCAACTGGGCCTGGTATCCACCGAGGGTGGCAAGCGTCTGAACGAAACCATCGTAACCAGTTCCCGAGTTCGCTCCAGCCGCGTAAGCGTTGTAGGAGTTGTCGGTCGTGGGGTGAAGGTCGCCAGTGCCAACCGTGCCAAACGCCAGTCCGGTCGGGCCGGGTGAGGCCAAGTTGGTGAACGTAGCCTTGTAGGTGTTAGCGGTTGACGTAACGACGTAGAGGTTGATGGCAACGACGTTGGCGGGGATTGTTCCCGTCCACGTTACCTTCGCACCCTGACCCGAAACGGTCGTGATGGTTGAACCAGCCGTGATTGAACTGGACTCACCGTAAGCGGTTGACAACGTGACGTAGCACTGCGAGCCGGATGTTCCGGTCGTGATGCCAGTTCCCGTAGCGTCAGGCGCGCCCGTGAAGGCAAGGCCAGCAACACTTACCGCAGTCGAAACCGCGTTGAGCATGTTGCGCTCTTCGGCGAGGAAGTGCGACCAGATCAACGAAGTGTGCGACAGTTGACGAAGGTCGGTGTAGCCCTGTCCAGCGAATTCGGCCTGCAGCGCAACGCTGTCGGACAAACCCTGCTCAACGAATGACTTAACAATCTTGTCGGCTGCGTAGGTAATCTGCGGCGGACGGCTTAGCGTAGTTCCGTAGGCGTTAGCCGACGAAAAGAACGACGTCTGGTTAGGTACTCCACCGACACCAGCGTTGGACAAACCAACGATGCGACGGAACTCAAGCGCCTGACCCTGTGCCTTGATGCGTGACGTTGAGTTACGCAGGTACAGTTCCTTTGGAATAAGAAGCGAAAGAACTGGGTCAAGGTCGTAAGGAACCAAACCGGAAACGCCCGACACGGTGCTGTTCAATGGGCTGGTTAGCGTCCATGAACTTGAGCCGGTCTTAACGATGTCCTGAACGCCCGACAAAGCCGACTGAACTGCGGCCAACTGGTCGCCGGTCACTGACTTTGAGATGTCTTGGATGAGGTCGTCGGTGCGTGATTCAAGGGACTGGCTCTTAACGATGCCCTGACCCTTCACGAACGACAACTCGCCGCGACGGTGAGCGTTAATGGTGGATGAGTGGACTGCGCTCAAGGCTGCTTTGTAAGCCTCAAAACGCTCGACCCGCTGCTCGGCGGGGATGCCACCGAATAACTGGTCTAAGGAGGGAGCGGCTAGTGCCATGCTTCACTCTCTTTCTTTAGTAGGGATTTAGAACTGCGTGGACTGTGCTTCGAGTTGCTTTGCAGCGTCGAGGTACTGGTTACGCAGGTCGGGGTTGGTGATCTGTGCTGCAAGCATGCGCCGACGTTCGGCTTCAACCTGTAACGCAGTTGCCTTAGCAGATTTCAACGTCTGCTCTGTGGTTGCACGAAGGGCTGGCCCTCCGGGTGTTGCCATTTCCTTCACTTCGTCAAGCGCGGCCTTTAGGAGTTCAATCTCCTCTTTTGCCTCGTCCAACGCAGCCTTGTTGGTCATGGTTTCCTCAAGGCCCAATGCCTTGACGATTTCGTGTCGCAGTTCGTTGCGGACTTCATCAGTCGCGTCGCCTGCGCTTGCGGACTTAATCAAATCGGCGCTAACGCCCAGTCCTAAATATGCCATTGTGTCATCTCCTGTATCGCTAAATGGTTCGGTTGTTTCGTTCTCGTCGGCTTCGCCGTCCCACCAGCAAAGGAAAAGGTTGAGCGCGCAAAGTAGTTCCTGCACGTCGCAGATTTCGTTTTCGTCGCCCGCCAGCATCTCGTCCAGTTCGGCTTTGATGAGGGCAATAAGTCCAGCGCGCACGGCGTTCAGTTCGGCGGGGTCGTGTTCCATCATGGCGTCTTTCACCACGTCGGCGTCTGCGCCCTTCCAGTTTTCGGGAACCATCTCTTCGTGACCCAATGCTTTAGCGCGGGCCTTGATGTGGGCTTTCGTAGCGGCGGGGTCTTTGGCGCGACCAAATGCTTGAATAGCGTTCTTTAGGTCGCCAACGGTCTTAATGGGGTACGAACCATCGGGCATGGCTGCACCGGACTCGGCGGCGGCTTCACGCTGCGCGGTTGAAAACTCACGCTTCTCTTCTTCACCTTCCACCGGCTCGTTCTCGGGGTCGGCGGCCTTCATGTCGCGGTTCTCCATTGTTTCGGGAATCGTCGGGCTGTTGAACAGTGCGTTCTCTGGCTCGCCCTCGGGCTGCTCACCTGATCCACCGCAAACCTCGCAAGGCGTGTCAAAAGTCTCTGACGCGGTGTTGGTCTTAGTGCCGGTTCCCGCACACGCGGTGCATGCTTGCACCATCTCGTAAAGTACCTCGGGCGCACCAGCGACTTCCGTGTAGGTGGCCTCGGTGTTAATTGCGTCTTTGTCAATGTCGTTCACGGCGTCTGCTTTCACTAATTCGCCGTTGACGGTCTTGGCGATTTCTATTTTGGCGCTCGGGTTAGCCGGACGATCAACTAAAGACAGTTCAACAATTGTACCACCCTTGATGATTCCACCCGGAGCCTTTGCGAGCGCGGCTTTGGACTTGTCAACGTACGCACCCTTGATGCCGATGCTAAATCCGGTGTAGATGCCTTCTTCGACCTTCATAGCGGCGTCGCTGTCAACAATCTTCGCTTCAACAACAAACCCAGTGCCGGTGCTTTCCATTTCCAGAGCCTTGCCGACTGCGCGTGAGGTGTGCATTTCGCGCACGTTGCCAATGGTCATCCATTCCGGCATGGCGGTCTTTAGCCACTCGGCGTCGCAAATCTGCTGGTCAAGGTCGAGCGTGGCGTCAGTAGCCATGCCCTTGACGCGAACAAACCCGTCCTCGCCACGTTTGGCAACTAAGTCACCGAGGTACACGTTCTTGATGTTTTGTGCCATTCGTTAATCTCCTGAAGTTTGATCGGAACCGTTGACGGTGCAACGGCAGTTAGGGTGTGATGCGTCAGATGGGAAATCGTTATCGGTAATGTCGTGAAAGCCCTCTTGCGATAGGCACTCTTCACAAGCGCCTTCGTAAACCACCCATTCCCAACCGGGTAGTCCGGCTGCGGCGTAGGTGTCAATAGACGCTGCGTTGTAAGCGGTGTTCGTTTCGGTCACGGCAATCATGTCGGCTCGCACCGGGTCGCTGATGATGCCGTTAATCGCAGTCCCAATGTCACGGGCGCTTGACCCGCTATTTAGTCCCTGCGTAATGGCGTCCACAATCCGAGTCATGGTCGTCCCCTGCACCCCACTAGCCGAAGCGTCAATGTTGTCGAGCAGGATTTGGAACGATGCGCCGGTTTTAATGGGGCCGACCTTTAACGCCGCTGCCGCATTAGCGAACCCTGCCTCACCTGCGTCACCTAAGACTGCTCGAAAAGTGCCTTGTAGCGCGTCTGATGACACTGTGACGTTGTGCTGGACTGCCTGATTTGCGATGACTTTGAGTGCGGAGTAGTCCGCGCCCTGTGTCGGGGCTGCTGCAACGGCCTGTTCAACGGCCTTCTGCCAGCCGTGAATCCCTGACCCAATAGCGGCGGCGATAGCGGCGGCGTGTTTCTTGCGGGCGGCCTCAATTACCGCGTGGTTATGCAAGTCTTCTTTCTTCTTCCGCTTAGTAACTAAACCTTTTGGGGTATCACCGAGCAGACGCTCCGATTCCTCAATGGCCCAGATTGCCAACTTGTCGGGCATGGGGCGAGCGCCCTTTGCGATGAAGTAAGCGGACTCGTTAAGCGATTCGGCTACGGATTCGGGAACGGTGCTGAACTCAAATGCTCGCCAGTTGCCG